CCCAAAGATGCCAACTATCGTGGTCGATGACTTCTCCATACTGGTTGAGGATACGATCAGTCAGCTTGAGAAGACGCACAGCTTTGGTGAAATGTGGCGAGCGTTAAGAGCGCAGGTTCTTCGAGTGAGAGATGCCGCACGCAAGGCTACCGAGAAAGGTACGCATGTAATATTCAACTGCCATGAGGCTCCACCTAAGACATCTTCCGGTAAGGCGGTCCGTGGTGGACCAGCGATGCCCGGTCAGTTGCCCGAACAATTCTCAGCCTTTAGTGATATAGTTGCTCGCGTGAAATACGATGAGACTGCTTCGCCTTGGAAGTTCACCTTATGTACGGTCAGTGATTCTCAGTACATCGGTGGTGACAGACTAAGCGTGTTCCCGTTGAACGCTCCAATGAATATAGCCGAAGCTTTACGCGCCGCCGGATATAATATCCCCCGTCCGCCTGAGCTAGAGTGGATGGAAAAAACAGTCGAGAAGCTATCGGCTGCTGTCCTCAAGGCTGGTGTAGAGAACTGGCGTGAAACATTGCGCCCAGCAGCAGATAAGTTGTCGGAGAAATACAAGCCACAGCATGTTCGCTGGGTTCTCCAAGATGCTTTGCACCGAACAATCCTAACTAATTCTCGCAAGGGTATGGTTGATGACCTCTTTGCAGAAAATGATGAATGGTAGAATGTTCTACCGCTCTGTCCCAACCCAAGTCAAAAGAGAGAAGTAAAATGTCAGACGATTTGTCTATTGAAATTGATTTCACCGATGTTAATGCCGCTACTGGCAATAAGATTGGAGTCCTACCTGCGGGTTTACACACCGCAACTATCGATGAGTTCAAACATTACACCGATAGTGGTTCTGTGCTCTACTGCTATATGGATACCGATGGTGTCCGTCACCGTGAAAGATTCAATCTGGATAATGCTAAGGCGTATCCTTTCTTGAAGGCGTTTTTGTTGTCTGCCGGTATGCCGAAAAAGGCGTTGGCAGGTGCAGCACAGGTTCCTTTCAACAAGCTCGCTGGTAAAACAGTTCGCTTTAACTACTCACCACCAGACCTTGACGAAAATGGTGCTCCTATCAAGGGCACCTATGCTTCGTATACTTTTTACGATAAAAAGCGTTTCGCAAAGTTGTCTGAAGTGATGAAGCCAGCTACAGTTAGCAGTGGAGCGCCAACTTCCGCTGCCTCTGGAAGTGGTGACTTTGACTTTCTCATTGATGAGTAAGTCACATAGGGCTTAGAGGGTTTTTTCCATTCTATCTCGACGCCGCCGCTGGCAGACCGGTACAAAGTCTGCCCCCTTTAGGTTGTCCGACTAGAGATCATAGGACAAATAAATTAAATATAGGATATCTCCGAGTGGGTGCAAGGCCCACACCCCTTTTCCCCTGATATTATTATGCACTGTTCCGGCTGCAAAACCTGTCCGATATATTCTGACCGATGCTCTGACCGCTCCTTTTTCCCTGTGGGTGTTGAAGGTGTTGGTGACATTGCCATCGTCGGTGATGTTCCTAGTGGTGTGGACGCAGTAGAGGGCCGACCATTTGTTGGTGCAGAAGGGGAAGAGTTACAACGAGCGTTAGAGTTAGTCGGCTGGGAACGGCCTGACCTCCGCTTGACAAATGCGATAGCTTGCACCGCTCCGGGCATAAAGTTTGAGAACTACTTAGCTAGGATAAGCAAGCGGAACATTGCACGAAAAAAGAAGAAGCAGAAAGCTTGGCCAACACCAATGGTAGCATGTCGGGAGCGTCTACTGGAGGAGTTAAAAGGTTGCACAAAAATTGTGGTCTTGGGGGGGATGGCCGCTTCTACTTTGCGGGGAGGTAAGGTAAGTTCTTCGTCAATCAGGGGTGCTTGCGAAGAGTTAATGATGCCGTGGGGTAAAGTTAAAGTAGCTTATACCTTACCTCCTCGCTTTGTTTTGCAGTCACCTAAGTGGCGACCCGTCTTTCAATTCGATATCGAACGGGCAAAAAGATATTTCGAGGGTAACATCCAGTGGGCAGCTCCCGGAATAAATATTATTCGGAACACAAAAGCAGCAGCTAGGGCGCTGGAAAAATTATCCAAAGCTGGCAAGCCGATTGCCTATGATGTCGAAACCGATGGTATAAACCCGATGACCGCTAAGTTGAGGTGTGTCGGTTTTGCTAATGATGCTACGGCTATGTTGATACCTCTGCTAAGTATCGATGGCGAGACAAAGTTCTTCAGCGACAAGGACGACAAGAAGATTCGTGGAATGTTGCGCGACTTCTTAGCTAATCCACCAGTACCATTACTAGGCCACAATGCTGGTCAGTACGATAGGTTGAATATTGAAGCTCAACTGGGGGTTACGCCAAAGTTAGCGGCTGATACTTTATTGCTCCACCTGCTGGCAGATAATGAGATGCCACATAACTTGGGCTTTGTCGGTTCCTTCTATACGGATTTCACCGAAACATGGAAAGCAGACCATACCGCTACCCAAGCTAGGTCCGACCTAGACTTGCACATCTACTGTGCTACTGATTGCTGCGTAACGATACGCGCCGCCACTCCTCTTATGCGAGAAGTGAAACGCCGCAACCAAACCCACCTCATAGAGAGGGAGCACCTACTTCAAAAGGCGGGAGTGGGTATGCAGAGATTGGGCATGAAAGTAGATTGGGACCGTGTTCGCCATCACGAAGATGCTTTCGAAAAGAGGCTGGTAGCCAGTAAGAGCAAGTGCCAAGAGATTGTTAGTGCTGATTTTAATCCCCTGTCTACCCTTCAGCTACGCAAGTTGCTATTCGATGAGTGGAACATTCCACCAGAAAGGTACAATGAGAAGACTGGTTCACCCAGCACTGACGATGAAACGCTGCGGACGCTTTATACGAAACACAATCTGCCTGCTGCCCAGATGGAATTAGTTCACAGCGTCCGAATGGTCAGACGGTACAGTAAACTTCTGAGCACATACATTCGACCGCTGGCTACTAAGTATGTCCAAGCTGATGGTCGTGTGCATCCGAGTTACAACAGGCTACCGGCAACAGGCAGGTACTCATCCTCTGCACCTAACGCGCAGAACATTCCAGCGTTCCTCAGAGATATCTTCATTCCAGAAGAAGGCCATGTCTTCGTCGGTGCGGATATGGACCAGATTGAACTAAGATTACTGGCGGAAGAATCTAAGGCTGCACTGCTTCTCCGCACAATATCAGAAGGGCTGGACCCTCACAACGAAAACATGGAGATAGTTTATGGTAAAAGTATCTGGCATCTGGACGGTGCCCCCACTGACCGCAAGAAGAAAGGCAAAGGAATATTCAAGGCCACTCGCGGCGTAACCAAGTGCGTGTTTTATGCGTGGCAATATGCAGCCTCGGTTCCGACAATTCATCAGCAGGTTGTGAGCGTGGAGGATGACGCTGGCAAGCTCATCTATGCCCATATGGGGCACAGGGATATTCGTGATGTTGTTACTGGTTTAGGTAAAGCATTGCCCGAAGTCCCCGTGTGGTGGGAGGAGCGCAGACAGTTGTTTCGCAAGCAGGGCTATCTAGATGACCCACTGTGGCATAGGCGCAGAGATTTCCGTGACCAAGAGAAGCTAAACGAGTTGGTCAATCACCCAATTCAAGCGGCGGCATCGGCTATCGTGCATGAGGCCATGCTGGAGTTGTTGTGGGGTATCGAGGGCTATGCTACTGAGGGTAGGGGGCGTGGAATATTGCTCCCGTTTGACTTTGAGAATCGTACTGGGCTAGTTAATCAGTGCCATGACTCACTATGTTTTGAGGTTCCAGAAGACCAAGCGGAAGAGGTTGCCTCTGCTCTTGAGTTTGCCATGAACCGTAAGAGGCGTGAAGGTGCTCTGTTGGAATATACCGCAGAGGCCGACATTGGGATAAGTTTACTAGAAGTATAGGAGGTAAGAATGAAGAGAATATTTTTTGCACACACAGCACAGGCCAGCCCCGAAGAAGTTCGGTACAACTGCAAACGACTGAAGGATTTGCTGGGCAGCATGGGAGGGAATGAAGATGAAACATTCAAGGTAGTTCCCGGACGCGCTGACCACCAATCTCATTTCCGTGGTAACTGGGATAACTGGCAAAAAGATGTTGTGAATAGAACGAACGCAACAACAGGGCAGCCCGTCTATGATATGTTTATTGTTCTCGGCAAAACATGTGGCCGAGCGACTTCGGGTATTATCTCACAGGCTATCGACCTTACTCGACCCTGTATGCGTTGGGACGGAAAAGAAGTTTTGGACGAGGTGACCGAAGTGAGGGTTGTTGACCCAGATGATTGGCAAGCTGGATGGAAATTGCACTGCCCTGTTGAGCAGTTGTATTTGTTCGATACGCCCAGCGACCAATTCTTAGCTGACACCGAAGACCTGTACGATGAATGACCAGACGATACGCTGTCAAAGGCAGCTTAGAATATTGCACGAAAACGGATATTCTGATGCTGACATTGCGTACTACATTAAACGCGCAATCAACGACATGATGGATTCGGAGTATCAGCTTTGGGTGCCGTCAAAACCGGCGTCTCAGACTGTATACCGGTGGCGAACCGGTAAGAGCAATCCGAGTAGTATGCTTATGATGATGCTAGTGAGTAGACTTTTTCGGGAAGCGAAAACGGAAGCTAAGAAGCTAACCGGCTCGACGGCGCAGGAAAGTTAGGTACTCACAGCCTTGCTCAAGGTTCCAGAACGGTGTAATCTTTCCCGGCTCTTCTGCCAGTGGGTTGATGACCACTAGGACTGACTGACCATACTGCTGCTCATAGAACCCCTTTTCTTTGGCGTAGTCGTCATCTCTCTTGTAGCCTTTGACTCTGATGGCGTGGGTGGTTCTGCCGTGACGCTGCTCTGTGGTCAACTGCCCCCACTGGTGGATATGCCCACAAGTTAGGAGGTGGCACTTGCCGTCTAGTGTTGCTTCTTTGTGCGGCCCGTGGGTTGGATGGTACCATGACCTTCCTTTGAAGTCATGGCGCAGTATCCAGACAAGCGGCTCAAGTTCCGGCATGTCTCGCCATTTCATGGTAATCCGAATCTCGTCGGGAGCGTAGCAGGTTACACCACACTCTTGGGTTAAAAGTTTCATGGGATCTACGCCCGGACCATGTGCCCATTTATCGTGGT